GAAACGCCAATCATTGGGAGATATGATTGACGATATTATATAAAGTAAAAGGGGGTTATATAACCCCCTTTTTTTTATCCATGTTTGTTTTTGAAATATGTTTGTCCTTTGAGGAACTCTTCATCGTCTAGTGATTTAAGTCCTCCAGATGCATGAATCAGTGGAATATTAATAGCCAATGGCTTAAATCCCTCCCTCCACGCTCTTAAAGAGAAGTCTATGTCGTAGAAATGAAACTTTGATGGGATATCTTCATCATATCGAAGTCCTGACTGCATTAACTTCTTAGATAGTACTACAAATACTCCGTCTAGATTAATAACCTGTGCTGGTGTCGGACCAAAGAATGTTGATATGTGATTATCAACTGTTCCATGCTCTACATTCCCCCTCAAGTTACCTTCACCGCCCATAATGTGCCATAAACAAGGTTCTGTCACATGGCAGTTGGTTGCACCTGCCACTCCCAACATATCATTAGTCTTTAGATACATTTCGATGATAGGTCTTGGATCAGACTTCAAGGTCACATCGTCATGACATAGAATTAGATAGTCCTCATCTTGATATCTATCAATTAATTGATTGTATATTTCTGATATAGATTCTGTGTTATCGATAACTCCATGTAGATCTATATCTATATCTAGATGTGTTAGAGACTTACATAGGTCAGTCTTTCTGATATCATTTTGTGGGGTAACTGTACAGATTTTCATTTTTATTTTTGTAATTTTGTTTTATTGTTGTAAGAGCTTCATCCTCGGAAACCTTTGGAATATCTAATAGGTTGATTCCGTGTTTTGTTTCGAATACATCTAACCCAGCTCTGAATAGTTTAGTCTGATCGTTAGCACTTGCAATCACTGATTGTTCTGGCGACCATCCATCGTCACCAATATATTCCCATGAACTACTAATATCTGCAAAGTACCAGAAATTTGGATGAAGATTCTTTTGAATACCCATATAAGTATGATCAATGTGTTCGATAGCGTTGTAATATTTATTATCAAGTAATCCAACCTCCTCTATATAATGCAGAGTGTAATAAGAGAAGGCTCCTACACAGTTTTCATAAAATTGTACTGTTGTGTCATTAAATGAGACTGCTAGTTTTGGGTCAGGAACACCTTGTCGGGTTTGGTTGGCTTTACCATGTTGGGAGAAGTTTAAGTGATGGATTCCACTATCTTTGGCAGTATGGATGTACATATCAAACACATTTGGATCTTTAATATACATATCATCTTCAATTAAGAAGAAATCTGTACATCCTCTAGCGTATAATTCCCTAAGACATGCATTCTTAGCAAACCCAACTCCCCTACCTCCCAGATTCATACAATTGGATGATTTTGTGACTTCGTTTGGGGTTCCGTCATTAACTATCACCATCTCGTCAACTACTCCAGTTGGGATTGATTTGATAAGTTTCTGTAAAGTGCGGGGTCTGTTATATGTCACTATACCCACCCCAATTTTTCTTTTATTTGTCATTATTTTCCAAATCTCTCGTCGATTGCGTTCTGTTTTGCTCTGATTTCTTTATCTGCGATAGCTGCTGCTTCTTGATCCTGCATCATATCTTCCATGAGGTTTAAATTGTCTCCATCTAATACTGATTCAGTGGATTCTACAATCTCGCCTTGTGAGTCAACAATTGACGTAACAAACTCAAGACGCTCTTTAACAGTATCACCAAAGATCTCTAATAGAGCTGGACAATCTTCTTTGGGGAAGAAAACATCACTCTCGAAGTTATCAGTATATGATTTGAATATAGAGTCGTATAGTTCATCGATTTCTTTAATAAACTCTGGATCTAAATCTCTTCCTTCACGCTCAACCATCGGTATATGACTTGCTCTTGGTTGATAGAAAATGATATCATAATCTCGCATACGTTCTCTAATTAAACCTATCATTGCTGACATGGTTAGATCACTAATTCTTCCTTTTGAATTTGCGTGTAGACTGTAAATAAGAACATCTACGAGACATCTATCAAACACCAAATTTACATTTGATGGACTATTATCGAGTTGTTGTAGCATCGCTGCTAAGATAGTGCTTTGAGTATCTTCATCAGTCATTGACGAATGCTCAAGTTGTTTTGCTTTTAGTACATCTCTAAAATCCTTTTCGAATTTTGTGAAACTTCCATATTCTTCTAGTAATGCTTCAACTAGAGTTGTTTTTCCTGTATTTGCTGGACCTGTAAATGCGATCTTCATAACTGAATGATATCATCATTCCTATCCTTTGTCAAGTTATTATTTATATAATAAAGAGCTTGTAAATCCTTATATTATATGTAAATAATAGTGTATGTCAAACAAGAGAACTGCAAGACGAAAAGCTTTGAGTGCTGAAGCTTCTGAACTTAACAACGCATTCAAAGGTAATTTCGAATTAGGCGATATTAATATTAAAGAGCCATATGAGATGACTGAAACACAACTCGATTGTCTATATCAACTAAATGCCCCAAAGACTAATATGGTTTTTGTGGATGGTCCAGCGGGGAGCATGAAAACTTTCCTAGGTGTATATAGTGGTATTTGTCATCTACAAAACACAAACAATAATATTCGGAATTTAATTTATATACGTTCTGCGGTGGAGAGTTCTTCAACTTCTTTGGGAGCAATTCCTGGAGAAATCGAAGATAAGTTTTCTCCATACTCTATTCCTTTAAAAGAAAAGTTACGAGAAATTATTCCAGCTAATGAAGTGGATATGTTATTTCTAAATAAACATGTTGAGGCGATACCTATTAACTTTGTTCGAGGAAGAACATTTAAGAATGCTATTGTTATTGTTGACGAAGCTCAGAACATGAATAAATCTGAATTGACTACGATTCTAACTAGAATTGGTTCAAACTGTAAATATTATGTGTGTGGAGATACTTTCCAAAGTGATATTCGTGATAGTGGATTTGAATATATTAAGAATGCCTTCGATACGGAACATTCTGAGAAGAATAACATCTTCACTCATGACTTTGATGTATCAGATATCTCTAGATCAAAGATCTTACAACACGTTACTGAGGTTCTACAATCTAAAGCTGAAAAGCAGCGAGAACGTAAAGAACATAAATTAATTACAGAGTAAAAACAAAAAGGAGGCTTATTTAAAGCCTCCTTTTTTTCGTCTATTCTAAAACTTGCCCCGACCAATTAACCAGTCTATCAGCATCTTCGTCAGTGAATCCCCATTCCTCTTCCTGCAATACATTACTCTCCATATATTCGACAATTATATCGTCTATGTTGATTAATGCGTCTGTAACAGAGCTTGCAAAGTAATTGTGGTTGCGATCAAACTCTATGAACATCTCTTCGTGAGGTTGTCCATCATATTCTTCATATATACTCTTAGGAATAAACCTAAATGGGTTATATTCAACATGATCGGCATATATGTTTAGGAAATCGTCTTCGTAAAAGTACTCCCATGTCTTTTGATCCTTATCTCCTTCGTAAATGAATGATCTTTCGATTATAGATTGGAGTAGACCATCATTATACTGACCATCCATTCCTAAAATTGCTTTTCTTGTGAGAACATATAGAACTTCGTCTGGTAATGCCTTTAAATTAGGTAATTTATTAAAATCTACCTTAGTTAGTAGACCAAATACATCATTGTCATGCTCATCTAGAGTAAGTTCCATGTTTTTCATCTTATCTGATATACCTTTGAAGTATATAGATGCATCATATTCAGGTTCTCTTGATAATTGGTCATAATATGCACCTTCTGCTCTATCATATCCATCCTCGCCACTTCTATCAATCTCGAAATTAAGTTCATCTTCAACAAATTTCTCAACTATCTCATAAAAATCGTCTTCAGCTCGACCATGAATATCCTCACCCATGATATATTCGAATTCTGGACCTTCTCCATACACTTTTGCAGCAGGATAAATCATTATTCTACTCAAAGGCTTCTTCAACATGTCTTTACCACTCTTTAAATCACTTTCCTTAACCAAATATGCTGCTAGATAGGGATATTTCAGAGATGCTGCTAGAGTTTGTGCATTACAACCAGCTTCAGTGTGATCCGCATCCATTTTTTTGGAATTGTAACGCTTATTTGTTTGTTGGATACAGGAAGTCCAGTCTCGATCTGTTGATCCTCCGATAACATCGTAGGGGTGCTTACTGATTACAACGTGGCGAGGCTCGTTAATACCACTACTAAACTCTTGATCTCTCAATTGTGTTTGATAGTCCACTGCGTAGTCTAGCATTGCTTCTGCTTCGATGTAATCATCGGGATCTCCGCTAACTTCATCACCCCCTTCAAACTTAGAAAGTATTTTCTTTAGAGCTTTGACTAGTTTAACTGGTCTTCCTCTCGAATCCATACCAGTATTGTCTGCATATAGTTCAGGACTTGTCTGTATGTCATGACTAGCGAGGAATGTGTGTATGATTCTATATGTATGATTCTTAGATATCCTAATAACATCTTCATCAGACACTTTTTTACCATTACTTTCGCCATATTTCCCAATAATTTTACGATGTTTGCCATTAAATTGCTCTTTAAAGGTATTTTTATAGTCCCATAGCTCAACATCTTTAAGGATATCCTTGAATTTTGAGATGGAAATGGCTTCATTTAATAGATTACTGCCAGTTAATCTGGAAATACTCTTTAATTTTCTCAAATTGAACATGATTTTATGTAATACTCTTTAATTGGTATGTATTTGGGTCGATTAGACCTGTATGCATCGTATTATTTATCATATGCATCATCGGGATAGCAAAATCAGTTCCCTGCATTTGAAAATGTTTGATGTTCTGCGGATTTGGTGGAATAGCCATATATTGCTCTCCATTATATTCTACACCACCTTCCAGAGCTTTAAATACGTTATCTGAATTGGGATCTTGTTGAAATGCTGTAATATCATCTGCAATATGTCTAGGATTCTCACCAATCTGTAATTGTTGGGTTTGTTGTTGCCTAGCATCATTTCGTTGTGTTAAAGGATTTTCTCTACCAGCACCATCATTGGTTGGGGTAGGTTGTTGATCATTCGACTGCTGCATATTTGTCGCCATAGGGGTAGGATCTTTCACCTGCGAACCATCCTGTGCGCCTTCCTGACCCTCAATTGGTTCTGACGTAGGATCAGCATCTAGAGACGACTTGGATACCCCTTGTTGCTCCTGTTTTGCTATCTTCTCAGCACCTATTTCATCCCTCGCAGAATTCACAACATCTAAACCTTTAAAAACCGCATCAGCAGTTGTTGGCATAAACGCGCTTGCTGCTCCTTTTACCGCTCCTTTTGCGAATTTTTTTAATGATCTAGCAGCAACTTTATCTCTATCTGTATTACCAACCCATTTTTTATCTAATGCATCTCTATTTTTACGCTGTCTGGCATTTTTATCAACTTCTTCTTTATCAGATATCTCATTAGGTTGTCGATCTCCTGATCCTGCTGGATGTTTAGGTGTGAATCCTTCTCTTAGGAATTTTAATGTTTCTATCTTACTTAACTTCTTCATTTTCTGATGCGTTATTAGTTTTAGCTACATCAATCAATGCATTTAGATCATTTTGGATGAAGGTTTTTGATATGAGTGCTTTTTTGGCGTTCTCAGATCTATCAGATAAACTAAAGGGAACATTCTTATACGTGTCGCTCCCCATACTTACGTTGAACATAACAACAGGTCGATCTTCGCTATTTCCTCCACCCACATTAATTTTTATCATTTCGCTCATTGTTTTTTCTAATTTTATGTCATTAACCGTATTGAATCGTATAATATTATTACCTATAGGTTGAATCTCTGTGGCATGAAGTACATTATATCCACCATTGCCAGTATCTAACTTGGCTGAGATTGTTCCAATCTCTGGTATAGTTATGTCTTCTTCGATGCCAAGGACTCTCTTTTCTAGATAAAATTCCTTAAAACTTTGTTTCATACATCTATTTACTCACCACACCCATGATCACAACCATGTTGTGACTGAACTTCTTTAGCTTCCATACTCTTCAACACATCTTCGATATAATCAGAGGCTTTTACTACTTTAGCTACCATCCAATTATCTAACTGTCCATTAGTTGCAAGCTGCTCCAATTTGGCTGAGGTATCTCGCAAACGAATAAGTTCACTAACTGCCACATTGTCGTTATCTGGATGTACATCTAGACTCATATCAGGTTCCTGTTGAGGTTCTGGCACAAAATCAGGTTCTAATGCAATCATATCATCAGGTTCTACTTCAACCTCATATTCATATACTTCTTCATCTTCATCTGGACGACTTCCTCCGAAGCTTTCAGATACGATGTTGGACATTCTTTTCTTGTTATTGATATATTTACTCATATTAAATTTCTTGTAGTTGGTCAGATAGTTCCTTATCTTCTCTAGTGTCTTGGAACATAGCTAAAACTGTTGGTAGAATTTCTGCTCTTGCGTTTACATAGGATTTTGATGATAATGCATCTTGAATATCCATTAATGTGGCTTGTTCTTCTGAATTTGGTGAGTATAGAGCAGCATCGACTAAGCTTTCTATATAGAATAACTCACCTTCAGATGTTAATGATTGAGCATCTCCTTCTTCAGGAGCTTCTGGTTGGGGTGTATCAGTAACACTAACATCTTCGCCTCCCTCCATAGCATCAATATTATCTTCATATTGCTCTAACAATTTTAATGTGCGATTACCCATTACTTTAAATTCTTTTCTATGTTCTGCGTTGAATCTTCAAAATTGTCAATCGCCTTCTTACTAACTTTACCTCGTCTCTTCTTCGCATTTACTGCGTTTGGATTGAGATCATCATCTTCGTCTTTAGCTAGACGATCTATTTCACCCGAAACATCGTCAGTAGCATCATCTTCTTGGGAATTAAATTCAACAACTACTTCCCCACTGGGAGTGTTCATTTTAAATTTATTCGCATTATCTTCATCCTCTACGATTTCAAATCCTTTTGATTCAAAAAATGCAATTACTTCCACCTTTTTGCCTTGAACCTTTGGATCAAATTTATTACACATGTTACTAAACTTTGACATATCACTATTTAGTTAAAAATTACTTTATTGTCCCTATCTTGCAATATTTCGTCATATAGGTGATTTAAACCCATACCCTTAGCCTTTTTCTTCATGGTTTTGATAGATGAGGATGTGTTTAGCTTGTTATGTTCGCAATGAAGATCAATTAAGGTCATGGTGGTTGCATCATTGTCCGATATATCTTCATAAAATCCATCTATTGACTTATTTCCTCTAATTATCTCTACTCCAGTCAAAGAGAAACATGATTTTATTAATTTGAGTTGGTTATCTCCAACATCAGACTCATTTAGATAAAAAAATATGTCATTACCAAACATTCTCTGTCTTAAAAATGTAATTAGAACTTGGGCAAATGAGTTCTTATATAAACGCGCATTAGTTCTATTGGTTAAATCAATTGTAAGCTCTAGACCAAGATCATCTAATGTATTGAGGAAATGTTGATTGGCAAATTGTACTAGACATGTACCAACATCCACAATCTCTCTCCTAGAATACTGGAAAATGATCCCAGATCTACCATCCTCAAGAGTATAGATTCCGTGGGGGTAGGTATCGTAGGATTTTGTATCAAAATCGAATGCTGGTGTAATCTTTGTCATATTTAGTTTGTACTGCCTTTGGGACATTACCTATTCTGACATTGATTATACCATTATAACAAGTCTCGTCAAGCAAAACGTTATATTTAAATTGTTCCATAGTCTCCATGTAATTGAGTTCCCATTTACAGCAGCAACAATGCAGAACTTCTTTAGTGAAATATTGTTCTCCATACTTCTCCATGTCATCATGTAACTCAGATGACGATCCCCAATATTCTTCAAGATTGTTATCAACATAACAGATACGTTTAGCCTTCTTACCTTTCAATGGGGGTCTTCTAATCTTTTTCTTAGCTTGTTTCTGACCAATATAATACTTCTTAATACTGTCTGGGTGGTTATTCTTAATAATATACACAATACCAAACAGTAACTCATCATCTAAATAATTGTCTGGTAGATTAATCCATCTTGAACTCATATATCTATTTAGATCGTTATGTTGTCCTTACCAGTATTTTAATTTGTTGTTGACAATCTGTATTAGTTGTTATAAGTAGAGGGAGGAGTGGGTGGGAATAATATAATAAGGTATTAATACGTCTTAAATAATATTATTTTGTTCTTGACAACCCAAAAAAGCTGTGTTAAATATTATTAGTTGTTGTTAATAATTGAGTTTGTGGTTCCCTGCGGGGCTATTAATATAATTATTTAAATAATTGGAAGCTAATCCAGATAAGGTCACACAGGTAAGTTAAGTCAATTAATTAGAAATGAATTATAATAATGAATTTTCGCGTTTTTTGGCTTGACGGAGCGTTTTTTGGTGGTAGAATCGACTTTATGGAGCAAAAAGATGGTGGATTTGACTGTTGGGGTGGTAAAACTGTTAATATGATATGGTATTCTTCAATATTATCATTATTAATACTAATAGGGTTGATAGTATATTACTTTATAACCCATTAATAAATTATAAAGGCTTTCCCTTAACAATCTTTACATTACAATTACATTGTTCAAGATCTTTATACTTACATGTACACTTTTTATTCTTTTTCTTTTTAGCAGAACCCAATCTTGATTGAGTCTTGCCAGCTTTAGGTATTCTTTGATCACCAGTTGCATAATTATCTCCATTTGAGATCCCATCAGCAACTTCCATACCACCCAATGCTCCACCAGCAGACATATCTTCCATTAGTTTGTTAATTGCATCGTTACTTTCTTTAATTGTTGTGTTTCTATTAGACATAATGTTTGACATCTTGGTATAGATGTGTTACTATTTAACATAAATGAAACTATATGACAAATATCAAGAGGAATTTAAACTAGCAGTGGCGATTGATTCATTCAACCTAGAAAAAATTGCAACAACCCTACCTGCCGTGAAACACTTTTGGGTAGCTAGATATCATAACACTATGATTAGACGAAACAAACTGATCAAAAAGAAAGAATATCTACGCAAAGAATGCTTGGAACAGCTTAGAGTTAAATCCCCAGTCAAATTAGATAAGAATGTATATGATAATCTCAAAAATCAAGATGTATTTATTAAGCTTGAAGAAGAATTGGTTGAGTTGGAGATCTGTGTGACATATTTGAAGGATTGTTGCGACATTTTGAAGTTCATGGGTAATGACATTAAGAACATTATCTTAATCAAAACAATGGAAGAAGAATAATGCTCGAAGAATATGGAGTAGATATGTCTGTGAAGTTTGATTTCCTTAAAGGATACAACAAAGCAACCATTCAATGTAATGATTTTATCATGGAAAGGGTTAGAGAACACTTTTCAGTCAAGAATGCCGCAGCGTCATTCAATAAAAAGAAGTTGAAGTATGCTGCACCACCCCGAAAGTATGTTATTAGTAATGGAGGACGCTTCGGTATTGGTATATTTCCCGACATATTCAAGTTTTTGAAGTCTATCGGTATTGAGAAGGTTGTAATGACAGACATTTTCAAAGAAAGAGTAATGCCTTCCATCGCCAATGTGGATAAACTTGATGACAATCTGTTATTTGAACTACGGTATTATCAGTGGGATTCGATTATTAAAGCTATGCGTGTGGGGTATGGTATATTTGAACATGGAACAGGTGCAGGAAAGAGTTTAATGACGGCAAGTTTAGTTACAAACATCCTAAAACATAAACCAAATTCAAAAATACTAATAATTGTTCCTGGGACTGGACTGTTAAATCAGCTTTTTCTAGACTTCAAAGAATATGAGTTGAATGTTACATATTCCAAGTGGGGGAGTAAGGATGTATTACAAGACACATCTGTAATAATAGTAAATACAGAGTATTTAAATCTCAATCATGGTTCAAATGGATGGATTAAAAATGTAGATGTGCTTATTCAAGATGAGTGTCATGTAATTCATGGTGGGTCTGGTATTTCAAAGGTAGTTGAGAGCATTAAAACACCCAACAAATTTGGTCTTACAGGTTCTTTATCTAAAGACAAGTTTGCTATGTGGAAATGTAAGTCGGTATTTGGTAATGTAATCTATAAGAAGCCTGTATCAGAGCTTATTGAAGAAGGTTTCTTGACTGGTGCTAATATCAACATGGTTAAAATTATACATCCAGACAAAGGAGTTATGAATTTTACTGATGAAGTTGATTATATATCTGAGTCTATTCCTAGAAACTCATTAATAGCTAATAAAGCTATAGAATGTAAGGGAAACAGTCTTATTATTGTCAACAGGTTGCTACATGGAGAGAATATTTGTAACATATTGAGCAATAGAGGCAAAACAATCCACTTTATTAGTGGGGAAATGCCTGTATCTGAACGACAAATCATCATTGATTCGCTTGAAGAACATGACGATATCGTAATTGTGGCGATTGCTAAGATCTTCTCAACTGGTATTAACGCTAAAAACCTACACAATGTACTATTTGCTTATGGGGGTAAGAGCTTTATTCGCATCGTACAGAGTATTGGTCGCGGATTACGTCTACATGATAGCAAAGATAT